AAAGCTAAACCGCACTGGCCAGGACTATTGAAACATGGCAACTCCCGTTCTTAATCTAGAAGATACACAAGCTCCTATTGAGGGCGCCAGTCCTACTGGCAACATGAGCGATGTAGATCCATATGATCTTCTAGAAGGAGATACTCAAGCTCAGATAGCTGTAAAGGAACTGTGTAAGTACTTCATTGGGCTTGATAAGTGGGTTCGCCGTCAAGAAGTTATTGAGGCTCGCAGACAGAGATTCTACTGGAGAAATGATCAGTACATCTACTGGAAAAGCGATGCCGTTGGATTTTTACCTGCCATCGCCGGACAATCTATTGATGCCGGGACAGAGCAGGTCAATGTGGGGAGGTATACAGATGTCTACAACATCTATACTCCCTATGGAGAGTCAATACTCTCCACACTTCTGCAAAATGCTCCCGGTGTAAACTGGCAGCCACTCGATCCGTCAGAACCAAACGATGTAATTGCCTCAAAAACTGCTGAGAAATTCCAGCAGAAGGTAGAAAACGATAACGATCGTAAAAGCCTACAAGCTAGTGTAGGTAGACTTTTCTATACAGATGGAAGAGTTATTCTCAAGGTTGAACACGATGATGAAAAGGACATGGAGTGCATTTCATCTCATGGAGTACTTGAGACAAAGGTCGTTCCAATTACGTCTAACTGCATTGAAGATTTGGTTGCTGTATTCATCTCTGAAGAAATTGACGTCTATCAGGCGAAGGCGGAGTTTCCAAACTACGCTCCAAAAATTAAGGAGAAGTCTGGAAATCTAGGAGAGTCAGCTTACGAAAGAATTGCTCGTCTCGGTGTTCTACAGGGAACTCGGCTACTGATGCAAGCGGGTGACGCCTTTGAGCACATGGTTACGAAGAAATGCTGCTATCTTAGACCAGCTACTTTTGATAAGCTCCCTGACGAACATAAGGAGAACATTAAAGCTAAATTCCCCGACGGATTGAAAGCCTGGTTCTGTGGGGATGAGTATTGCGGATCAGAAAATGCTTCGATGGATGATCAATTAACCATCGGATTCCCTGGTCCTGGTGATGGAATGAGTCGTCCTAGCATCGGTAAGCGAGTAGTTCCTTTGCAGGATGTTTTCAACGACGAACTTAACCTCTGGCATGAAGCTCATGATTACTGTATTCCTAGCCTGTTTATGTACTCTGAAACTGGTGATTTGGAAGCTATTAATGAGCAAATCTCCCAGCCAGGTAACATCATTCCTTTCACTTCTCTGCCTCCTGGTGCATCATCGGCTGAGTCAGCCTTCTATGCGTCTGTTCTGGAAGGAATTCCTGCAACGCTACCAAATCTGATTCAGTTTATTCAGGGTCCTTTGGCACAGTTCATTTCCGGTGCTTTTCCTGCTCTCTTCGGCGGTGATACCGGAGACAACGACACCGCAAAAGGTATTGCTATTCAGCGTGATCAAGCAATGGGTCGCATGTCCCTTCCGTGGGCGGCTATGCAGCAGATTTTCGCTGGAGCATATACTAACGCAGTTAGGTCGGCCGTCAAATATAAGGAAGGCGACACCTTTAGTTATACCGTTAAGGACATGACTGGGGCTGAAACAACCGAACAGCTCCAGATGGCCGATCTCAAGAGTGGGAAGGCAATCTGCAAAGCAGACACTGATGCTTCATTCCCTGAGAGTACCAACTCCAAGAGACAGAGCTATCAGACGCTGATGGCTGCTGCCGAAAGAAACCCAATCCTTGCCGGTATCATGTCGGATCCGAACAACCTAGAATACGGTCACGAGATCATCGGTTTGCCTGATCTGATAGTACCTGGTGCTGATTCAAGAAACAAACAACTCATTGAGATTAAGCAGCTACTGGCTGAGCCTCCCATTCCACCGAGTATGCCAGAAATCATTGCTGCTTCACTTCAAGACCCCAATCTAGCCGGTGCAATGGCTCAGTGGGAAAACAACAGAATTGGACCAAATGGTCAACCGATTCCACCACCGATACCAGATTCACTCTACAAACCGAGTGTTCCGGTGGATCCAGATTTTGACGATCACGCAGTCGAATACAAAACGGTTGCTGATTGGCTAAGTAGCGAAGAACGTCGTAGAGAGGAAGAGGAAAAAGGAAACCGTAGAGGTATTATGAATGTAAGACTTCACGGTTTGGCCCATAAAGCACTTATTCCTCCGCCTCCCATGCCTGAAGGAGCCCCCGCAGGGCATAAGTCAGGTAATCCAGGACCATCAGCCGCTGCCCCAATCCTGCATGGTGGCGCACAAGCACAAGGAGCTAGATAATGTTTCTTGAACTTCTACATCATCTCCCACACATCCTTTTGGCAGCTACAGCTGCTGTGGGCATGGGCGAAATTGGATCGGCCGGAGCTGATATTGTTGACTCCGCAACGGAAGGTACTGAGGAAGTAACAGACTCTGTTGAATCTTCAGAGGGTGGTGATTCCGGTGCTGACACTGACAACGAAGGTGTATCTGGAGAGGAAGAACAACCTGAAGTCCAGCAGAAAACTGATAGTAAAGTTGACTGGCGTACGGTTCCCGCAGAAGTAAAGGGACACATTCAGGAACTTCAGAAATCCAATCCGAAGCTGGCAAATCTTCTTCAGAATGCCGTCTACACTTCCAGCACTTTCTTGAAGGAAGTACCGGGCGGTCTCAAGGAGATTAGGGCACTCAAAACTTCCATCGATCAACTCGGAGGCTTGGATGAGATTAAAACTCTCTCTGACACCCATAAGAGCATGGTCGAAAATCAGGAAGCTCTGGACACTCGTGCTCGTGAAGGTGATCCGGCAGTACTGGACTCTCTAGAGGAAGTGGCTGGAGAGGGATTCTTCAAGCTGGTTCCGGCGGCGATGAATAAGTGGGCTCAGAAGGACAGGGCTGGATACAATCACGAGATGAGTAAGATCTTCGTGAATGCCATGAGAGAAGGCGGCTTGGTTTCCGATCTCAATATGGCTTTCAAGCTTCTGAAACTGAACAGCCCCGAGGCCACTAAGGAAGCTGTGGAATGCCTCAATCGCTGCGCTGAGTGGGCCAATGGAATCAACAAGATTGCTACTGTTCCACCTGAAAGACCGAAGATCGATCCGAAAATCGAAGAACAGCAAAAGAACATCGAGTCCGAAAGAACCAAGCTGTTCAACGACAAGTTCAGCAACGAGTTCGGTAGTTGGAGAGCAAAACAGATCAAGGATGCAGTCTCACAGGTTTCTGGCGGCAAGAGTCTGAACGAATATCAAATGAAGACTCTTAACGAGCGAATCGTCAGCGACATCCGCGACATTTTGACCACTGACACCGACTATATGAAGAGTCTCGAGAAGATCTACAACAGTCGAGACATGGCTGAGCTTCAGAAATTTACCAGAGCTCGCACTTTGAAACTTCTTCCCGAGGTTTCAAAGAAAGCATATCGTTCTCTATTCTCAGGTGCCGCGCCGGCCAAGAAACAGATTGCCAAACCGAACACCCAAACCGATGGAAAAACAACTCCACAGGTGGCACAACAAGTTAAGGGATGGACAAAAGTTGCTCCGGACAAAGCTCCTAAGCCATCAGAAATCGACGACAAGAAAACTCCGTTCGAAATGAAGTTTAGGAAGCAAGCTATCCTCAAAAACGGGCAAAAGGTATACTGGGGAGACAAGGTACCGGCGTAGGGCGAAATACAGTCAAATTCAGGCAAAACCTAGGTACCTAGGTTGATTTTCTAGCAGTCAGTCTGATATAACATATATCGGATAATTTACTGCAAACCTAGGTACCTCCTTTGACTTACACGGAATTATTGACATAGTTTGCGGAAACGGCACTCCGAGAACCGGTTGCTTTACAAAATTGCAATAAAGAACAACCCAAAAAGAAGACGGATAATCATTCCGGGGAATGGGATCTGAAACCCTTAAATCACGGGACAGGGCCCGGGGAAACCATTCTGAATTGAGATTGGGTGAGTCCAATAAGAGAGAAATCTCATGGCAGTTGCAAACGTAGCACAGGCGATTGGGATCATGCACGAGCAGGTTCGTCCAGAACTTCCTCGTCTTTACCAACAGGACTATACAGCCTGGGGTAGGATCAAGAGCCGGACGGACATTGTTGTAGTTTCTTCCCGTCCAACTCGCGTTCCTCTCCGTCTGTTGGCCGGCGGTAAATTCCGTGTGGGATCCCCGGACGGTGGAGATATCGGTCTTGGTTCGTCCTTTGTAACTGATGCAATGACCCTGGTCCCGGTTTACTTCTTCCAGGCGAGTCAGTACACAAAGGCAACCGAAATCAACACCAATTCTGATGAGAAGGCGATCGAAGATTACGCCATGCTCACCATGAAAGACGCGATGGAGCAATTCAACGTCTGCATGGAATCCGTTCTGCAGGGTGATGGTTCCAACACCCTCGACACCGTCGTTTCGCTTTCCAATGCGAACACAACCATTACCTGCAATAACGCCAACCTGTTCACGGATAACCAGGACATTGACTTCTGGGCAGCACTTGGTGGAGCTTTCCTCGGCACAGGAACCATTCTGTCCGTTGACGGCCCCAACAACCAGATCAATATGACCACTCCGGTTCCGGGCGGTGTAGGTGCAGGTACCCTGATGCTTGTCAGCGGATCCGCCGGCATTGCGAACTCGGGGCTCTTCGGAATCAAGTATTGGCAGGTTTCTTCCAACACTGGTTCTGTGGGCAACTTGGCTCGCTCGGCTTACCCCGGCAAGCTCACCACCCCGCACGTTTCTGGTAACAACCAGGCTTTGACTCCGGCTAAAGCCCGTGTGTTCCAGGCTCAGATGCAGGCTGCAATGGGAATCGATGCCGCTGAAAAATCAGAGCTCGAGTATCACATGAACACGGATATGATCGCCGCTTGGGAGAATGTTGGATTGCTGGTTTCTCAGGTAATCCAGAATCAGATCAAGGGTGACAGTTCAGTGGACATGCTTAAGAAGGATGTTCCGCAGACCTTCGCAGGACGCCCAGTTCTTAAGAGCATCCATGCAACTCCTGGCCGCATCGACGGTCTGGCGTTCAAGCACTGGTTCCGTTGCGAGAACCAGCCGATTGACTACTACGAAGTTGGTGGACAGACTCTGTTCCCGACCTACGGAGCCAGCGGCGGTCTCAGCACCAGCACCCTATTCTATCTCTGGACTGGCGTTCAGATCGGAAATGAGAATGTCCGCGCTGGAGTCTATGGCGACGGCTTCGCAATTCCGACCGGTTACTTCGGTCATTGATATCACTTCCGAGGGAGAAAGGGGAGGTGGCTACGGCTATCTCCCCACTTTTTTATGGATAAATTGGACGAACTCTTAATCTCTCACGACGAATTGCATATTATATGCAAAGCTATGATGAGTATCATTCTGGAAAGAAATCTACAGGATGATCTTGAGGAAAAATTGAAAGAAGCAAAAATCACTCCTGGATTTGCTGAAAGGGCGATGCAGATCGAGGAACAGTTTACTCAAAGACGTAGAGTTCTCATGGCTACTGGGAGACTTCAATGAGTGTCGAATTAATCGGAGGGAGTTGTCCATCACTGCAGCAACTTCCAATCGGTTCTCTGAAAGTTATGGGCTGCAACCCATACGGAGAACCGATATTTCGTGTGGTGTGGTCTGAATCCAGATATTACATGGTCGGAGCTGCACATCGTGAGTATGACGGAGATCCAGCATCCGATAAGGTTCTTCGGATGAGAGGTAAAGATCCTAATCTCACTAAAGAGCACGTTGGTTATAAATGGCTTCCACTGTATCCTGGTCCCGGGCGCTGGGTTCTCGAGATGTGGAAAAGTCCAATGGGATTCACCGGCTGTACTAAAGAGCAGTATGAGCTTATGTACAGAGATCCTGTAACTAATCTTATCACTTTGGGCCCATATCCAAGTCGGGGAGAGTATGTCCAGTGCTCTGTACAGCTGTCTCCCAGCCCTGGTCGTGAAGAAATCTTGAGAAAGATTGAACTCATCAAAGCTGGGTGGAACTACTCTTATGCCGAAAAAGAATCCGCTAATCGAGCTGCTTTGGAAAAAAGTGAAAAAGATAAGTTCAACACTTTTAAAGATATGTTTAAGGATGCTCAACAGGCATTCAACAACAATCCATCCAGTGTCCGTCCGGGCAAGAGGACAAAGGAAAAGTACGAAATCAAAGTCACGGCGGAAGAAGCCGGTTTAGCTCGAGTTTCCGGATTCAACGCAGGAACACCCCGCACACCAAGGAGACAACATGCCAGGAACCGCAGAACAGCGTGAGCAAGCAGTAAGAGAGCTTAAGGCGAAAAATCAGAAGGATGTTTTTGAGCTTCCGCCCGAGCTAAGAGTCATTGGGAAACCAGTGATGATTTTCAACGTAGGCCCCTTCCGTCATCAGCGGAGTATGGGAAGCTATGGACAATTCCTCATCCATGCTTGTGAAGACGGTGAACCCTATTCCAAAGGCACCGAGATTCCTTACATCACCAATGACCCGGTTCATGTCGATATGTTCCAGATGGCTCATCGCCACGATTCGGGAAGGAAATTGGCGAATGACATCATCGGAGTGGGTCAGTTTCATACACCTTCCGAAGATTTGACTCAGTGGGGCGTCTTCGTAGCTTCTGGTGATCTTCCTACCGAGGCTGAACTCAAAGAAGCCCGCCGTAAGATGATCAAGACCGCTGATCGTCTCATTCAGGAAGCTGATACCTATTGGAATCAGGGTCCCAGCGAATATAAGAACGTTACTGAAATGCACCGTTGGGCTGCCAAGATGCGCGGCCAGATGGACAAGCCTTGGGCTCGTGCAGTTCAGGAAATGAACTCTTGCGACATCTGTGGGTCACAAGTATCACCAAGCGCAGCAATTTGCCCGACCTGCAAGAATGTCATTGATGAAGAAAGAGTCATCAAAGCAAAGCTTCGTGGTTATGAGCATCTCTGGAAGAAAAAGGCTACCAACGAGGCTCCAGCAGATCTAGGATAAATCAATGAGAAAACTGGCTGTTGCTATCCTGTTAGTTGTCGCTGTATCAGCTGCCTTTGGGCAGAATGCGTATCGTGTTGACAATCCTGTACAGACCATCAATACGAACGTTCCCGTCACGAACAATATGTATCCTGTTCTGGCGATTCCTAACGCTGGAGTCAACATCT